CTAAGTCAATACAATAATTTCTTAGGGTTGATCAAGCCATCTTGTAAATGGCGGCTCAAGATGGCACGTTATCCAACTTTAACAGAATTTAATCAATATAAATGTGATAATATTGATCATCAAGTTGGCGCAGTGCAGATAACACCAATATGTAAAGATCTTAACAAAATCATAATCTATAAAAACTGTATACATGGTTTGTTAGCAGCAATGCGTAGACATGTAACACACACAGTACCATCAAACAAAGAATTTCTTTTAAAACTACAAAATTATGTAGATACTGTTATAATGCCTGAATTTATTGAATTGTTCCAAAATTTTGAGTATTATTACGAAATATGGTATAATCATTTGACTAGAGAACAACAAATGGAAATAGACGATATTGACTTAAACCATATAACCAACATATTGGTAGGCATATTTTGTAAAAGTGAGAAACAAGAACTTGAAGACCCATTAAACTGGCCTAAAAATCGTAGTATATCTGCTATTAATGCTGCATGGAAATACGTAATGGGTCCAATTGTTTATGCTATGGAACAATACATCAAAAAAATGAAAGGTTACTGGGGTGGTAAAAATTGGGAGGAATTGGGACAACACTACCAGACAGCACATAACAAACAATTGTTTAAAACCATTCAAACTGACATTTCAGGAATGGATAGAAGCGTAACGAACGAATTAAAACAAGTCGTTATGTGGCCGTTTTACAACTATATCGAACAATTCGTACATCACGTTGATTTAAACACATTCAAAAAATATGCATACATGCATGAACACCATCTACAAGGTAATGTTTATGAACATAAAATGAAGAAAACTGTAGGTAGTTGTGTAATAGACGGAACAGTGTTATCAGGAAATATGGACACTAAATTGATGAATACATTACCAAATGTAATACTACACAGATATGTTGTTGAAGTATTACTAAATATAAACAAAGACCATTATGAATTAATCGTAACTGGTGATGATTCAGTAGTTAGTTTACCAACATACTTAACTAATCAAGATATAGTAAATGCTTATAAACAAGTCTTCATCATGGCAAAAAACATAGATGATGAACTTAAAATACATTATGCACATCATGGTTGTGGTATGACATTAAAATATTTACAAATTAGCGAAAACATTAATGACGCTGACTTTTGTTCAACCGAGTGTTTTCAATGTAATACATGCAACACATATCGTATAACTAGAAAACTAGATAGATATTTAAAAATGACACCATGGTCGACAAAAATTAACAATTTACCAGTTAACCAGCAAAACACGTATAAAAATCAATTATACATTGCAAATCTAGAATGGATGGACGGTTTACCGATTTTTCGCAGTCTTAATAGTTACTTACAAGTGACTTCTCTAAACAAAATTAATCTAACAACGGGTAAACAGAAGAAACAACTACCATTAACACCACAAATGTATAAGTGGAAACAAATGATGATTGATAGCAAAATGGAACAAAGGTTGTTAGAATTAATGAAACACTTTGATAAGGGTGAAGCTTATAATATGCTGGCCCGAAAACAAACTATTAATAAATGTTGCATAGTTGCATATTATGATAGATTGTTTACCAAATTAGGTTTAACACGCAATATGGTCAATTCTATTGAATTTGACATTGAAAACGCTGATCATGAATACACTAGTCCATTATTAAATTATGGATTACAATACGCTTTAAACCTAAAAAATAAACAATGTTACTATAAATAGTAAATATTGTTTAAGAATAAAACACAACTTACGACACAGAGTCCTAAGTGTGATATATAATTAAAAGTTATTATTACTATTAACAATAATAACGATTGTTTGGTTGTGTACATTAAAACAACACGTTTAGCAGC